CAGAAGCCCAAGTTTCCCCGGGAATATCTTTTCACCGATGACCCAGTCGAGGAGGAGGAGCCGGACGTTGACCTGTAAAAAAAGTCGGCGTACAGTATAAATGGACGGCAAAGGTCTGGCTATCTTGGTGCTTCTCTTTCTGATTACGATGATGCTCTTCGCGCCCCAGAGCAGCGGGTTTGTTGCCGCCCCCGAGGGTGCCTCGCCCGCCGCAGAGTCGAAGGGTGTTACGGGTGGCATGGTGGGTGATATCCAGGGCAGCGAGACTGACGGCGGCATGTTTGCCCCCTTTGCAGCCATGGCCAGCGGTGTCGGCTTTAAGATTGGCCAGACGCCGACCGACCCCAACGTGGGTCTGATCCCCAAGGAGGTGGTGACGACGGAGGATTTCGGTCAGTTCAGCCCGGATGCCATTCTGTCCGGTCAGAACTTCCTGGACCCCCGTGCCCAGATCGGCTTCCCCGAGACGGCAGGCGGTGTTCTCCGCAACGCCAACCTCCAGGAGCGCTCCGAGCCGGCCAACCCCCGCGAGTCGGTGAGCATCTTCAACCTGTCGACGATCCCGCCCGACACGATGCGCCCCAAGTTTGAGATCCAGAACGAGTACAAGGCGCTGTAAAATGACATAAAAAAAAGACGATTTGATATGTAAATGGCAACCATGAAGGATGTCATGGTTGAGTGGCTCGCTCTCAAAACTCAGCTCAAAGCTGCTCGTGCCGATATCGGTGTGCTGAATAAGCGCGAGAAAGAGCTTCGATCCGAGGTTCAGACGTATATGAAAACGGAGGCGGCCGACGTTGATATTAAAGTCAACGATCACAAGGTGTCATACCAAAAGAAGGAGTCCAGGGGCGGTATCACGAAGGATGTCATTCAGGCGGGCCTGTCTGCATTTTTCGGCGGGAACGACACGCAGGTCGAGGGTGCGTACCAGGCGATTCTCGACGCTGCTCCCACCAAGGAGCGCGACGTGCTCACGGTTCGCAAGGTCTAAGGATCTGGCGCGTCAGTATACCAAGTACAAACACAGCCATGGGTATCAACAACGAGTATGGTTATGATGCGTTCCAGAATGAGGATGCCCTGGATGACGATCAGCAGGATGACGATGAGCTGATTCTCGATCCTCAGGCGTGGCATGACTGGCACAGCGAGCACATGTTGAACATGTGGATGTCGCTGCGTCAGTACCTGCAGGACAATCACATGTCGAGCACCCTGATGAACCACGCCACCTTTCACTCGTTTTGCGAATATGTCAGGACGCACTCGAGCTAACTTTTTTTGTCGCCTATTATAAATGCCTATTGACATCACCGGTCCCAAGGTGCTCACGCCCGCCATTCTGTTTGCGCTGCTCAGCCCGGGTCTGATCCTGGCTCTGCCCAAGCTGCAGCTGTTCCCGGGATGCAAGCCCAACATGCAGACGGTGCTGATCCACGCGATTGTCCTGTCGCTGGTGTACTACCTGCTGGCTCGCTTTGTGCTGAAGGTGTCTCTGCGCACGGCTGACCTGATTGTGCCGGCTCTGCTGTTTGTGCTGCTGTCACCAGGCGTGCTGCTGACCCTGCCTCCGGGCAGCGGTGGCGTGTTCATGTCGGGCCAGAGCTCGCCGGCGGCTGTCGCTGTGCACGCTGTGGTGTTTGCGCTGGTCTTTTCTTTCATGCGCGGCCAGTTTCCGGCTTACTATTAAAAAGGTTTAGTATGAAGCACCTGGTTCTCGGGCCAGGTGCGATGGGGTATTTCATGTATTTGGGGGCGCTCAGTGCACTGTCGAACATCAGTGCACTCAACGAACTCGAGACGATCTGTGGGTCGTCTGCAGGCGGTCTCGCCGGCTTTATATACCTTGCGGCGCGAGGCAATGTCACGCGGATGCTCGACTATAGCATGTCCATTCCGATAAAATCAGTCATGAAACCCAACATCAAGGCGTTTCTCAAATCGTACGGACTCGTCAGCTCAAAAAAGATTCGATCGGTCCTCGAAGAGATTACACGGACATTCATCAGAAAAGATGACGTCACGTTTGCCGAGTTGTATGCGCACTTTCCCGTGACGTTTCACGTCGCGGCATGCTGCGTCGATCTTCACACGACGCACTACTTTTCGGTCGAGACGACGCCGACCATGTCCGTGCTCGACGCGCTGTGCATGACGGTTGCGATTCCGTTTCTGATTCAGAGCGTGCGTCACGGCGGCTGGCATTACATCGATGGTGGTGCGCTCGAATCCGCGCCGTGTGGTCCACTCATCGGCAAAGATCCCAAGACGGTCCTCGTATTGGTCGTCGGCGACGAATGGAAAATGGCCAACGTGAAAGATTTCAAGTCGTACGCCGTGTGTATGATTGGCGCCGCCATGAAACTGCGTCACGCCTACCCCATGTTTCCGACGATCGGTCTCTGTGCGGCCGAACACGACGTGCTTGATTTTGGTCTCTCGGGTGACACGAAACTCCGCATGTTTATGAACGGAGTGACGTGTCTGAAAAAATCCTTGTGTAAAGTAAATGCGAACGATCCGGCGTGTTGCATACACACGACGTCTGAGTCCCAAGACGATCCGTGTGGCGTCGACACCGACGCGTCAGGCGTTCAGCTACCGTCGCCGGGCGTCGACCGTCCGTGTTCCGTCGACCACGATCCGGAACCTGGGTCGGCCGGGTCATGGACCCCGCGTACTCCCGACACCGAAGGCGGGGATGCTCGCGATGTGGGGTTACTCGACGGCGGCATCGCCTCAGACGCGTCACCATGCGCTACTGAGCGCGATCAACAAGGGTCACCAACGGCCTGCGTCGGTACTTCGCCGCCTCCAACTGGTCGAGCTCTTGACGAAGCGCAGTCAGAAAAAGGCGTCGGGTACGTACCGGGGCGATCGTCTCTGGCTTCGTAGCCGTGTGCTCTAGAGCCGCTTGCGCGTCAGCATGATCATCATCAAGCCTACGACGAGAATAGCGAGTGCACCGAGATAGACCTGCGACTTGTCTTCGAAAAGTCCCTCACGTACCGGTGGTGGAAGACTGAGCGGGCGTTCAGGGGTCGTCGGCGCGATCTGTGTATAGACCCGGAGCACAAACATGTTTGGATCGTAGATTAACGGTGTCGCTTGTGTCGTGGCAAAATTCACAGTCGCACCGGTATAGTCAAGCCAGCGAACCGTCAGGCGCTCGATCGAATCGAGCCGTGACGGGTACGTCACCGACCATGCATAATCGGTCGTCTCTTTGAACGTCCGTTGAAAGTTCACGGGAACGTCCATGGGAATGACAGCGAATGTCGTGGCGGGCGTCAGACTCGACGTCTGGTTACTTTGAATTTGATTCGACCCTACGGTCGCGACCGTGAATGTGATGTTATCGGTCGGGGTCGTTCCACCGACAGTCGCACCTGCAAGTGTAATTGTAACACCGACAGAGTATCCACTTCCGGCTGCGGCGAGTGCGACTGTCGGAACACCCGACCCGTTACGCGTCACGGTGAACCGTGCACCCGTCCCAATCCCCGTGGCGGTCGATGCGATGTTTCTGTACACCTGGTTGGCCTGTCCGACGAGGGTCGTCGATGAAACGAGTGGCGTAGTGATTGTCAGAATGGTTAGAGTGGGCGATGCGAGCGGGCCAACATTGGTCAACGTCAGTTTACGTGCATCGTACGTCGATGGTGTGCGCAGCTCAGTAATGTCCAGCCAGATGTAGGCATTGGCAGTGGACGGATTCGTGACGATGGCCGACACCAGATCGACCCGTGTCACGTTTGTGATCGGCTTGTTCAGAAACACGGTGTACGTGTTTGAAAACGGGAACAGGGTCGTGTCACGGTTACGCGAGTCGACGTGAATGTACGACACCTGTTCCATCTATCATTGTGTCCGGAAAAAGTATGCGCCTCAAGTAATGCAGCGGAGACCGCGTCACGTGACACTCACACGGAGTTGGCCAGAACGGTACTTTTCGGGTCTGAGTAAATCGATGGGACTCATGCGCGAAAAGGAACTCCTGAAACGCCGTCGGACACCCTATGCCGCCCTGAAGCTCGGGCGTTCAAATGCAGGCGGTGCCCGTAAAAAGTCGAGGTGGACCCAGCTGTTCCACGCGACGTACCCGGGACTCAAGTTTAACAAGGATGCGATCGCCAAAAGGACGGGTATTTCCCGGTCGACGCTCAACACCGTGTACGACCGTGGCCTCAAGGCGTGGAAGACGGGTGGAAGCCGCCCAGGTACGACTGCACCTCAATGGGCCGTCGCACGCGTGTACAAGTACGTGCTCGTGACCAAGAAAAAGTCACCCAAGGCGTGGAACCCGATCGACCCGGACGCAAATCTACGCACGACGTCTCGGGCGAATAGCACGCGGCGCAGTCGCTAAAAGGTGAAGCGGTGAACGTGCCTTGATCCCGTACAGGTACTTGCCGCCGTCCCGAACGACGTACGTCGTACGTGTCAGCTGGAGGATCGCACGACCTTTGCTGTTCTTGTACGGCGTGACGCTCACGAGGACTGACACAGGCTTCTTGGATGCAGCCATCGAGAGGAGGAGCGATGCCCGTGATCGGGTCGCCTGTTTCATGAGCGCGTTTCGACGCAACATAGCTTAAGAAATGCACACAAAATAAGCTATGGCGCGTGCTCTGGTTCACGCCTCGGCCCGTCAAATTTGGCAGACGCTCGGCCCCGGTTTTTCCGAGCGCGTGTATCACAACGCCATGGAGGTGTGTCTCCGTCGAGCGTGTATTCCGTACGAGACTGAGCGGATCGTGCCCATCATGTTCATGGACCATTCGCTGGGGAACATGCGCGCCGATCTCATCGTCCAGGGAAGTCTCGTCGTCGAACTCAAGTCGGTGCGTTCTCTGAAGGATGAGCACCGGACGCAGACGAGCGCCTACCTCCGTCTGCTTGGCCTCACTGATGCCATCCTGGTCAACTTTCCGACACACGGCGATACCGTCGAACTCGAGGATTTTCCGCGTCAGTAAGAGAGATGGATGAACAGTACAGTCCGGTGCTCATCGTGTCCCTGGCCGCCATGTTTTTTTCGGCACTCGGACTGGTGGTCAGGTATGCGTACAAGTCCAAGTGTACAAAGGTGAATCTGTGTTGTTTCAGCTACGAACGGAACATCGCTGAGGAGGTGCGTGAGGATATGCGTGCGATGGACCACGGTCATTCCGTCGCACCATCGGGTGATTCACTCCGTCGTCAGTCGGTTGACATGGAACGGCGGTGACTTTTTTCGAGGAGAGTACCATATGGACATCGAGTCTCAGCAGCTCATCGACAAACCGCAGCAGGAGGGCGAGCCACCCAAGTGGCTCAAGTGGATGCCCATCGCAGCCCTGATCGTATCGATATGCTCATTCATCTTTGCACTGACCGTGCTTTATCCGTGGCACCTCGAGCTGTCCAAGGAGTTTACGGCGCTCTCTAAAAAAATTACTTGTAACAAGTAATGGAAGAGGAGCGCCGGATCCCAGATCCCCCAGCATGGTTCAAGTGGCTGCCGATCGTGAGCATCACGCTCAGCGTGATCATGCTCCTGTTTCAAATCTTCATCCTGCACGGGTGGCACATGAAGCTATCCAATCAGATGCGACACGTCAAAGGGAAAATCTAATGTCGCGTAGTACTAAATGGCGCTCGTAAACGTCCTTGCCATGTCATGTGCCGAAATATTCGGCAATTGCCATCTCAAGTTTTTCGCCGAATCGGGCAACACCAACAAGCACAACCTCGCATTTGGTATGATGGGCTATGCAGTCGTTCTG